TAATATAATAAATTATATTTCAATTTTATTTACAAAAGCGGTCCTATAAAAATCTTGATCGTCCAAAATGATAAGCAAGATTTTATACTTACTAATTACCATTTGCTCTTTTTGACATTAATTTTGGGTCCTTGACCGCGTTTTTTGGCATTGTTTGGGTCATATTTCTCTTCTTCTTCATCCGAATGTATATCTTTTGACAATTCCCAGAATTCTTTTGACCCTAATTTGAAGTCATTATGGTTATCTGCCTTATACCAAAACACCTGGTCTGTTATTTTATTCGATTTTGCGGTATTATTTATGACTAAACACTCAAAATTCTCGGTACATTGATCCATGACCTGACAAAAGGACTCAAATGTGGGGAACATTCCCGCATAATTTTCATAGATGCGCTTTCGATTCGCAATATATGGTTCTCTTAAAATAAAAACGTAGTCGATATTCGTGCGGAGATTTGGTGGAATGCCTAAAGGATATTGCATTGTGATGATCAACATGATCTTCCAATGACGACCATTCATAAAGAGAAGTCGCATTAGCTTATCTTTCGTCCATGTCGCATCATATAAGCAGTCATCTAAAATAACAAATGTTCGTGGATCAATTGTGCTTCTTTTGAAAGCTTCTTGTTCTTTTCTGATTTGTCTTAAAACCGATTTTTGACGTTTTAAAATATTCTCGATGATAGCTACGTTGTATTCATTATGAATAAATAATTTGGGAACTAATTTGCCGTAAAATCCATTTCCCTCCTCGGTGCCCGCAATTACAACGCCAATTGGAATATCCTGATGATAATAGAGCATATCTTTTACCAAATATGTTTTACCGGTACCTCTCTTGCCCACTAAAACTATAACTGGACCAGCGGATTCATTAGGCTTAAAGCTAATAGTTTTCATATCAAATTTTTTTAATTCGAGACTCATAAAAAATATATTATATATATATTTTTTTATATTATTAATAATTAATACGCAAAATTATTACACTAAATTCTGGTCATAGAACAACTCAATAATTTCAATCGTTTTATCTGTTTTATGTTCTAAAATTAGCCAATATTCAATTTGTTTTTTTTTAACTTTCTAAACAGCGATTTTTTACACCCTTGGTAATTTAAAACGCCGTTTTCACGACCTGTGGATTTTCTCGAGGGTTGCTAGTTTTTATTAGAGACCATACCTGGTCTCGAATAAAAATAATATCATAGTGTCATTTCTAGTGGATTGAAGGTTAATTCAATTTTTTAGTATTAAGAAAGAAATAAGAAAACAATAAGTTTAAATTAACTAATATTAATATATTTATTCAAATATAAATAATGTTATCCGATTTAAAAATCAATTATGAAAAAAGAAAGAATACCGATTTATTCGCAACATTTGAATCGTCGGGTTTAACAAATATCTCTCAAATTCAAAATTATATTCCAATTTATAACCGATTTTTTTCATTGAACGAGACAAATTACAATTCCATTAATTTAAATCATAAATGGCATATAACCAGTGTTTTAGAACCGAACGAAGAGAACAATAATTTATTTAAATGTAATGTAAAGAGTATAGCAAACAATAATAAACCAAAAAAGAAAAATGTATTTTTCAAAATGGCACCGCTTTTGGACCCATTTAAATTCCTAGTAGGAAAATATGATATAACGGATAAAAGATTGTTTCAATTACCCCAATTAAACCCTGTAACGGCTACGGCTACGGCTACGGCTACGGAACTATCAAAATTTACAGACCCAAATAATTCTGCGTATATAGATGGTCTTTTTTCATATTTAACGAGTATGTTGATACATAATTACCAATTTACTCATGGTGTCGATTATTATGGTTCTTTTTTAGGAATAAAAAACGATTTCAAATTGAATGTTATAGATGATTTAGACTATTTATGTAAATCCGAATTTTTCAATAAAAACAAGAATGTATTATTTCAAGTTGAGGAATACGAACATTTATTAGACGAGGATGAGCTCGATAATAGTAGCACGTCAGGCGAAAATAAGCCAAAACAATTAGTTCATCTAAAAATAGATCATACAACAAGTAATAAATCGATTTCTTCTATAAAATCGATAGACGACAATTTATTTGAGAATATTTTCGTAACAACCTTGGATGAATTGAAAGAATGTTCTATGGATTTATTGGATATAACAAATTCAACAGAACCAACTGATAATAAAACAACTACAATAAAGTCAGGTTCAACATGTTCATCAAGAACATCTCACACTTCATCTGGTTCTGAAAATGAAGATGAAGAGAGAAAAGAAACGAATAAAAATAACGAAAATAACGAAAATAACGAAAATAACGAAAATAACAAAAATAACGAAAATAACGAAAATAACAAAAATAACGAAAATAACGAAAATAACAAAAATAACGAAAATAACGATGATGAATCAAATTGGACGGATGAAGATAATAGTGAAGATGAAGATGAAAATGATGACGATAGTGATTACAAGGAAGAACGAGTAGACGCGACATTGAAAGAATTTCCCGTCCAAATTATTTGTATGGAATATTGTGAAAATACCTTTGATTCACTTATTATGAACGAAGATTTGTCAGATGAAGAATGGTTCTCGGCATTTATGCAAATAATAATGATATTAATCACATATCAAAAAGCATTTTCATTTACACATAACGATTTACATACAAATAATGTGATGTATAATACAACGGACATAGAATTCCTCTATTATTGTTATAAAAAGAAGTATTATAAAGTGCCGACATTTGGTCGTATATATAAAATCATCGATTTCGGCAGAAGCATTTACAAATATGACGGAAAAACATTTTGTAGTGATAGTTTCCAAGCAGGATCGGACGCGGCATCACAATACAATACAGAACCCTATTTTAATGATAAGAAACCGAGATTAGAACCGAATAATAGTTTCGATTTATGTCGATTAGCATGTTCTATTTTCGATTATGTCGTGGACGATTTGAACGATGTGTCTAATACCAGTAAACGCGAACCAGTAGCAAAATTGGTAACGGAATGGTGTATGGACGATAATGGCTTAAATATTTTGTATAAGAATACAGGAATTGAACGTTATCCTGATTTCAAATTATATAAAATGATAGCCCGATGCGTCCATAAACATACACCGCAAAATCAATTAGAAAGACCCGAATTCAAATCTTATATTACCAGTAAAAATAGTATTTCAAAAAATATTAATGTTATGAATATAGATAATATCCCCAGTTTTACGGCAGTTATAGAAAGCGTGATTGAACTATAATTTATTCCATTACTTTTTCTCTCTTCGATTCAAAATGAAAAGTCAAATAAAGATGAAAATATTAGAAATCAAATTGAAAATAGAGAATAGAAATATAGATTGTAAAATAAGAAAGTTAAAAAGAGTGTGATAATATTAGTAATACAATATGCCGAACGATTGCTGGAATAATTTAACTATAACAAGTCATGATGATCCTGAAGAATTAGATAACTTGATACAAAATGAATTCAAACATTTACAAAACGGCGAGTATGTGTATAATGAAACAATTGAGCCGATTGTGAGAGGTAGAAGAGGCATAAGGCTAATACAGACAACAGCATGGAGTCCAGATTATATTTGGCTAGAAAGTTTATTGATAAAATATCCGTCATGTTGGATAAAGAATGAGTGGTCTGAAGAAGGAGGATTTGCGGGTGTGTGGGTAGGATGTGTAAATAATAATGAGCCTGAGATAAAACATTTAGAATGGGCTGATATTTGTATTGAAGGAAAACACGATTATTTTTACAATAATCGCAATAATGAAGATTTAGATAACGAACATAAATAAGGAAAACAAGAATAAGGAAAACTAATAAAATTTAAATAAAGTCATTTTATATCGATTAAATAAAATGACTTTTGGATTTATATTAACTCGTTGTGTAAATTCAGAATTAACAAATAAATATTGGAATGAATGTATAAAATGTATTAGACGATTTTATCCAATAGAGAGAATAATAGTGATAGATGATAATAGTAAACAAGAGTTTATAAAAGCCGATTTTGAATACAATAATGTAGAAATAGTTCAGTCAGAATTTCCACAAAGAGGTGAATTGTTACCCTATTATTATTTTCATAAATTTCATTATTTCGACAATGCGGTAATATTACATGATAGCGTATTTATTCATAAAAAAATCGCATTTCAATCATTAGAAAACTTGAATATAAGTGTAATTCCATTGTGGCATTTTGAAAAGTATAAAGGTCATAACACAAATAACACGAAAAGAATCGCGTCTTATTTAAAAAATAATAGATATATTTTAAACAAAATTATTACGGAACAAACAACTTCTTTAAATTTCAATTTTGTATCATCACCTAATAATTGGAATGGATGTTTTGGATGTCAATCATTTATTAATTATAATTTCCTTCATTTATTACAAAATAAATATAATTTATTTAGATTATTAGATGTTGTAAGAAATAGAGCTGACCGGTGTTGTCTTGAACGTATAATGGGACTACTTTTTCATTTAGAATATCCGCAAATAACAAAAAGAGGTTCAATATTGGGATCTATTATAAAACATAATAAATGGTGGTATACGTTTAATAATTATATAGATGATAAACAAGCAAGAAAATTAACAAATCCTGTAATTAAGGTATTTAGTGGTAGGTAAAATGCGAATATCATATCGAACGAGTCATTTCGTTATGATAAAAAAGTAAATATTATTTATTTTCTTCTATGGGTAATGTTTCTTTTTTTCATCTTTCTGCCGTGTTTCGTTCTTCTACCTTTTGTCCTTTTGCTAACACGACGTTTTTTTTTGCCTTTTGCCGAATCTGCTGCTGCTGTTGCTGTTGCTGATGCTGATGATGTTATAGTTTCTTGTTGATCGGCTACAATTTCTTCAATAATATCATTTACATTTTCATCAGTTAAATCGCGATTATTAAATTCATCTCTGCGATCGCCAATATCTCTAAAAAAATATTGTACACGATCCTTTTGACGATCAGTTAAAGCGTTAAATGATGCCTCATCAAAATATACTTCATTTGCTGGATAAGTTTCAATCTCTTTGAAAAAACGCGATCCCTTCATAAGTTTTGGTGTATCAGACCATCCATATGTATCCCGATTACGTCTAAATAATTCTGAAATAGTAATATTACCATTGGCGTTGGTACTTAAATATTTAACAATAACATATACGCCACCTCGTGGATGCCCGCGTCTTTGTGAGAAGACTAAATAATTATTTCCAGGAACCAAACTACCTGGTGCGATCTCTGAAAAATATTCAATCATGTCATTAAATGGAATTAAAGGTTTTTTGGGTGTTCCTATCACAAATTGAATATTTCCGTCGGTAAATGGATTTTTTGTAGGTTTGCTCATTATATTTATGTATAATATAATAATATTATATATTTTCAAGTATGTGTTTATTTGCTGATTCTAAAATCCAGGATTATCAGTAAAAACCGTAGGATTTGTCACCACCTCTCCCGCTTCTTGTAACATAGAAGGAGATATTTGGTCTACAATAAAATTGCCAGCAATGACGCTAAAATAAACAAAAAGAGTATCTCTAATCAAAAATTTCAACGGTTTGCTTTCTTTGTCAATGACTCTCATTTCAATAAATTTAACGATAAAAAAAATGACGGCTATAATTCCAGCACTAACGAATATAGACATTTTAGATATAGTAGAACATTCTTATTTATAGTTTTACGCGAATAGAATATAAAGTATTTGTCATTTGTATTATTATGATTAATCTTTATAACCCCAAGAAAATCCTGCGGATTTTCTCGAGGGTTACTCGTTTTTATTCGAGACCATACCTGGTCTCGAATAAAAATAATGTCATACCTAACGCAACGGAAAAAT